TAATTAGCTGTTGGAGATAAAGCTGTTTTTCTTAAAGCGTGTTCTCCGTTATTTGTTCCAACATCAAGTAAAAAAGCGTTATTTGTACCATCAGGAGATATTGCTGAATTTGCTGTAATAGTAACATTTGCTTTACCCCAATAAGCATTAAGAAATTGATTTGACCTTTGTAATAAATTAGTTGACTGTGGCTCTAAGAGTAGATGCCCTTTAGTGTCATTAGTAAAGTCTATTCTTGGTGTGTCTGATGCAGCAGATGCGATTAAACCATCTCGACCTACATACGTTGCAGTAGAACCCCTTGAAAAGTCAAACTCTTTGTTAAAGAATAAACCACTATTGTCGTTATATGCTAATAGCTTATCTTCTTTTACTGCCCAATTACCGTTTCCTAATTTTACTGCCATTTTATATAATTGTATAGTTGTTTGCTTCTGCTAATAGTCTAAAAGATTCGTAACCTTCGCCTGTTAGTCTTTCGAGTAAATCATTACTTAATGCTTCTTTAAATACTGCTACGCATTTTACTTTACCCCTAAATTCTTCATTTCCTACACCATTATCAAGTGATAATTTTTCTATTCCTGTTGGTACAGCACCGCTTGTGTCTGTTAAAACTTGTACTCCGTTAAACCATAGAGCAAAATCATTTTCTTTGTATTTTAAAGCAATTTTGTTTAAAGTTGTTAAATTAGTAGATGTGTATTGCATTAAAGCCGTTTGTACTCCACCCGATTTAATACTACCCCACATAAGATTTGTTGTGTTTCTAAATTTAAAAGAAACATTATTATTGACTGATAAATCACTTATGCTAATTGATAAAAAAGCCGTATCGTTATCAAACCTTTCTACCTCTGCATATAGCACACCTTCACTATCATTAAACAAGTCAGCATTACCGCTATTGTTTGCTACGTCAGCAGAGCGAGTGGTGGTACTTCCGCTATTTGAAACGATATAGGACGTTGCGTAACTTCCTTCTTCGAGCTGAGCTCCCCAAACATATACTCCGTTAGTTGTATTAGTGTAATTTGTTGTTAAAGTACCATCTACTGAAGGAGAGATGAATAAAATTTCACTTCCTGATGTATTGGTAGTAGCTATTATACACCTAAACCAACCATTACCATAATCTTCTATACTTGCTGTAGTTCCTGATGCTGTTGGTGATGTGCTAATTGTTCCGTTAGATAAATTAAATATTGCGTAATATCCACCTGCATAAGAGCCAATGCCTAATACTAAATAATCATACTCGCCTTTTTTAGCAAAAATACTTGAAGCGTATGGTGCTGATGCACTTGTAGATGCTCCTATATAAGAATTATTAGGGTCTCTACTTGTGTTGTTACCTATTAATTTAGTTGCATTATTTTCTCCACTTGGAGATGTAGCTGCGTTAGGTGTTCTTGTTATATATGAAGCATTTAAATCTAAATTCCAACTACTATCACTAAAATCTTCCGAGTATGTAACCAAGTTAGTCCTCTGTGGCTCTAATAACAAACTGCCTGTACCATCTGTAAAATCTATTCTTGGTAAGTCGGTATCGTCTGTTATTTCTATTACTGATACATTGTCCACATAAATAACACCATTATTTGATGAAGAGTATATCCTAAAGTCCGTACCACTTGAAGTTAGTGTTTTGCTAAACTTTGTGCCTTCATAATCTGAAACACTATAAACATTGTTACTACCTAATCTTACTGTAAAATTGCCGCTATTGTCAGCTTTGTCTAAAACGTCAAATTCTACTTTATATTTTTTTCCTGAAGTTAAGACGTTTTGTTGTATGAAAGTTGTATTTGTAACTCTGTTGATTCTTAAAGCACCATCAACAATACTAAAATTGTCTCCGCTTATTATCCAATTCTGTCCGACCTCTTTTACTGATACGTTGTCTATTGAGCCTATAAAACCACTAAATCTTGTTCTTATAAATAGATTTGTAGATGACGGAGTAAAATAAAGAGTATAAGTGCCAACCTCATTAACATTTAAATCTATGTTAGATGTATCAATATATAATGTACCTTGTGTGTAATCAACAACATCTAATACAATCTTATATATTTTGCTTGTATCTAAAATTGAGTTTTGGATAATATCCCCATCATTCCCTGTGCCTGTACCATCTTGAGATGCTTTACCATTAGCGATACTCCAACCTGTGTCTTTACTCCAATCGCTATCCGTTTCAAAGTTTCCGTTGGTAACAAGTTCACTACCTATCTGCTCAAAGTCTCCGTTTTGTACAAGCTCTCCACTTAATATCTGTACGTCCTCTACAAGCCCTTGCTCGTTTACTCTTGTAGCACTTGAACCTCTACTAAAGTCAAAGTCGGCTTCTTGTATTTCTTTTACGCTTGCACTTGATATTGTAGATGTAGCACCATCTTTTGTTCTAATTCTAAAAGCACCATTTCCTGTTGCAATTATATCAAAGTTATTTGTACCAACCTCTAATACTTTATAAGGGATGCCACTTCCGTTTATTAAATCTAATTTATCAGTAATACTTAGTGCATCAACTGTAATTGATACTCTATATTTACTGCCAACTGTTAGTATATCTTGATTTATATAAGCATTTAGACTTGTCGAGTCCATTGATACTGTGCCATCTCCAAATGTAACGTCTGATTGAGAAGTCCAACCTGTGCTACCATCACTAAAATCGCCATTAGTAACGAGTTCAGATAATAGCTGATAAGGCGGTATAACAGTATTTAAGCTACCATCTGAATATGCAGTAGGTGTTAAGACTATACTTGCTTTATTGTTTAAGTCTTTTAAGGTCGCATCTGTGCCATCTGAGTTCTCGTAATAATCAGAATGGTTGTATAGCTTATTGGTCGCTGCGTGGTCATAGTACACATCGCCAAAGTCCTCAGCTTTACTTTCTCCCCAATTGCTTCTGTGATATATTTCGTTTGGCATCTAAAAACTTTTTTAATTTTATTATGTTCTTATCTTTTATTTTGTATCTCAAAGCACCCATCCGTTAAACAATGAATCATTATCAGGATATACATCAGAATCAGAGTTGCTATTGTACTCAGGGAATAAATTACTATTGAAATTCATATATTCCACAAATCTACGAGTGTAATACTCTGCTGTGTTTCTTGCTTTTTGTACTAAGTAGTCAACCTCTGTTCTACTTGCACTTTCAGCGTTTTCAGATGTATGCTTAAAAACCCCACCATTCTTTATTTGATAAGCAGCGTAAGGAATGTAATTAACCTGTGCCCACCACATAAGCATAGGTTGAACGTAATCATTAACAAGGTTAAGATAATCCCCTGAAAGCGTACCTGCGATAATATCTGCACTAATCTTATTGTATAGGTCTGTACCTAAATAATTCTGCACCTCAATCTCCTGTGCAATCTTGATAAACTGTATAAACTTGTCAGTATCTACATTACCATCTATAATGCTGTTCTTTACTAAGTCCGTTCTTGATATAAATAGTGCTGTTGCCATTATCCTTTATAATTTGGGTGGTGTCCGTTATTGGGCATATCTTTTGGTGCTATTTTAGCTGTTTCGTATTCATCGCCTTTTGGAATATAACTTTGAGGAATGCTACTAACCTCATCACTACTAGACAATGCCTTATCTTTTACAAATGTTCCATCTGTTTTTTGTTTAAGTCTATAAAGCTGCTCCATCCAAAAGTGACCAGAGTTCACACCGCCCTTATATTTAAAGAGTGAATAGTTTTGACCTTGATGCCCGAATGAATTATTAACACCTTGAAACGACGCTTGGTCTATATCCTATTTTCTATATACAACACCGTTGGCAGTTCTCGCCATCATCGCAACACAAAACGCTCTTGACTTACCACTACTGTATTTTTGGGCGTACTTGTATCGTATCTTATAATACGATTTGTCTAAGAAACTTTTTGCGCTAGGCTTTGACTTAATAAAGTCAGCTAACTTTTGTAACCCTGTCTTTTTTTCTTTGATTAAGCTATTTGCCCAATCCTCAATGCTTTCATTATCTTCTGAAAATTCTCTCTCATCTACTAACTCCCATTCGTCATCAACAGTTTCCCATTGTAAATTAGCAAGTACTTCGTCAAATTCATCGTCTGTTAAATCAGCTGATAATTTTACCCCTGTTTCTTCCTCTCTAGTTTCAGCATCCACTACGTTTGATAGGTCTGTAAATTCTAACGGTTGAAGCGTTTTAAAGTATAAATTAAGCGATATATCGTTATAAGCTAGTATATCATCAAAGGCTTTAATTAAA